CTTGGCGATCTCGCCGTAGCAGTCCAGCAGGAGCAGGGTGCCGTCGGGCGCTCTGGCAACCAGGGCGTAGCGGCTGGTGTAGTCGTTTACGTTAGGGAGGCCGCGGAACTCGCCGGCGTACCAATACTCGGTATTGCGGTAGCGGGCCCGCTCGGGAACCATGTTCACAGCCGGGTTGCCGGCGGCGTCCTTTTTCAGGATCGTCTGGTCGTCGAGCGTCTTGACGGTGTAGGTGTACGAGCAGTCGGCCAGGTCGCCCTGGAAGATGTCGCCGTTGCCGGCATCGCCGCCATCCTTGGTGACCAGGGCCAGGAACGTGGAGGGCTGACTGGGGTTGCCCAGGCGGAGTACCGCCCACTTCACGCCGGTGCCGTCTTCCTTCCAGAGGATCTGGGCGGTCCCTGACGGGCCCCCGAGCAGCTCGCCGCTGTGGCCATCCTCCACGTCGGCGTACTGGTTGCCGGAATCCGTGACGTTGACGCGGCCAGGCGTGACGCCGGCCAGGATCGCCTGGCCGATGGCCCCGGAGGCCACCGGCTCCAGGAGGACGACGAACTTCCCGATATGATCGGCCGCCGCGGGTGTCACGCCGGCCAGGATCACGGCGTTCTTGAAGGTGTCCGGGGCGTCGGCGGGCGCAAAGACGGGGCTGTCGATCCCCAGCACGTCAAAGCGGGCGCGGTCGGCGCCGCTGTCGTTGCGGACCAGGACGATCCCGCTGTGCCGCGCCGCCGGCCGGGAACCCTGGAATTGATCGTGTCGCCGGGCCAGGAAATCCTTGGCCGCGTCCACGAACGTGTTGAACGTGGGGGCCGGGATGACCAACGGGTCGCCGGGTTTGACTTTCTTGAGCATGTTAGCTATCCATGACCGCAAGGCGACATAACGGGAGCAACAATATGGGCGCGGACGCCTTCTTCGGCTACCAAGACATCGGGGAAAGGGGATTCATCGAGTGGTCTCTGGGCTACACGATGGACCCGATCATCGAGTGTTTCCAGGTCGTACCGGAGGGCCAACGCTGGGAGCGAGTTCTGGACAAGCTCAGCGCGCCGTGCTGCATCCTCGGCCATATCGCGCTGAACGAGGAGGACCTCCTGAAGGGTTTTGCTCAAGGTATCACCGAACGGAAGTGCCCGTTCCCGCGGGAACTCTTCGATGTGTTCCGCCCGCCGACCGAAGGACAGTTGAAGGAGGGCATACCTGACTCGTCGAAGCTCGTTGACTACTGGCGGACCGTGAGGGCTGAGACTCTTACGTACCTCAGGAAGCTCACACCTGAGGAGTTGCGGCAGCGCCCGGCGAAATCGATCCTTCGGGATGGTGATGGAAACCGAGACAACCCGATCCGTGAGTTCTTCATCATGGCGATTCAGCATCAGAACTGCCATTGGGGTGAACTGCGCGCCATCTGCAAGATCCTCGGTGTGCCAATGCGCTGATAAGCCGCGCTTCGGGGGGAGGCCGCATCCCTTTCTGTGGGGGCCGCTGCTGGTCATGTGCCGATCCCCAGGTCGGCGAAGTTGCCCTCGTCGTAGACCTTCTCGATATAGACGGCCACGGGCTTTTTCACCAGGGCCTTAGCGGTGGCGTCTTCGGCGTCCTGATAGCGGACCCACATGTATTCCCAGCCCTTCTTCGATATGCCGGTGATGTCCCCGACGGTCAGGTCGGTCCTGTTGGGGCCGGCGGCGAAGTTGAAGGTGACGGCCCAGTCATTCTCGGTGACTCTCTTGGAGCCGCTGGCGCCCATAAACAGCGCCTCCCCCGCAGCGCAGCCCTTGAAGGTCGCATTGTTGGTCTTGCCGGTCAGGGCGAACAGCTTGCCCTTGTACTGGTCGCTCACCACGTCGTTGGACAGGTAATGCGTCTGGGACCAGCGGTAGACCGGCACGGTGATGTCCACGCCCTCCACGCTGTCGTGCGTGACGCCGATGGCGCCGTGGAAGTCCGGGGCGGTCTTACCAGAGGGGGCGTACTTATGGACCGTCTGGAGGCTCTGGGTGATGTGCTGGGTGCCCCCGCCGGTCTCGAAGGTGAAGGAATCGTCCCCGGTCTGGGGCTGCTTGTCGGCCGGGACGTAATAGACGGTGCCGTACCAGAGGTAGGGCCCGACGTTCTCGACCTCGCCGTTTTCCCGGTTCAGCCCGTCATAGCTGGCCGGGGAGGCGTTCAGCATGGCGGCCTTGACGGCCTTGTCGTCGTCGCTGCCGCGAAGGATGTAGCGGAGGACGACCTTGCCGTTCTTGCCGACGGTCGATTCGCCGCTGCCGAACCGTTCTGTGACTGTGATGGCCATAATCGTTAGTTACCGCTGAAGACCAGTTGCCCGCCCTTGCCCAGGAGCTTTTCGGTATTCCGTGCCGTGGCCTCGGTGGCCGCCGCGATTCGATCGATGGGCCCGGCCGCCCCCAACCCTCTGGCCTCCATCGCATTGAAGGTCCCCCGGACCTCGGTCCGCGTGGGAAGTAGCTGGGCCCGCCTGGAGGCGGCCAGCGCTGCCATCTCGGCCGGATTCAGGTAGCCCATGCTGACGGCCTGCTGGAGCTTGTCGATGTACTCCTGGAGCTTCTGGCCAGGCGTCTTGAGGGATTCCTTTTCCCCCTTGGCGAAGTCGGCGACGCCGACGGCCTCTTTCCACTGGCGCAGGGCGGCGAGGGTTTCAGGAGAAGCCGAGGAGTTCTGGCGGGCCAGGCGGGCCATCTCCGCGTCGAGCTGGCTCATCCTGCCCGTGGCGACCTGGAGCTGGAGGTCCAGGTCCTGAATCTGCTCCAGCAGGCCCTTATTGGCCTCGACCTGGTTGACCTGTTGCCAGATTCGATATATCGCCTCGATCTGGTCCCTGGTGGCGCCAAGCTGCTGGAGCTGCTTAGATAGGTCAAACCACTCCCACTGCTGGCCGGTCGCCGCCCCAGTGGCCAAGGTCAGACGGCGCAGGAGGCCTGTGGCCAGGTCCTGAATCTGCTGGGCGGCCCGGCGGCGGATTTCGTATTCCTCCCACGCCTGGCGCTGGACCAGGGCGGTCTTATCCTTGCCGGCCCGGTCGTATTCCTCGATCTCCTGGGCGTGCTTGAGCTTCACCATTGCCAGTTCGCGGGCAAAGCCATCCTGCGTGGCCTCGATTTGGGCCTGCTGGCCGGCATAAGCCTCCTGGCGCTGCTCCTCGGCGAGGTCCTGCTGGAGCTTCTTTTGCTCATTGGCGTGCTTCTCGGCCAGCTTGGCCATGTCCACGCCGCTGCCGGGGACCGAGGCCTCACGAATTTCGGCGGCCTGCTTGGCGGCCAGCTCGGCGCGGCGCCTGGCCGGGCCCTCGTACATCAGGGCGATCTTCGATTCCAGGACCGCCTGGTCTTCGGCCGCCCTGCGGCGCCGCTCATCGGCGGCGGCGTCCTCCTCGGCGATCTTCCGCTTCTGGGCGGCCTGGTCTTTGAGCAGCTTGGCCTGGGCCAGCGCCACCCGGGCCTCATCGGACTTCGGGGCGTACTTGGCGGCCAGGCCCTCCAGTTCGGCGCCCTTGTAGTTCTCCTCCTTCCAGGCCGCTTGAATCTCCGCCATGCGGCGGGCGTAAGGCGCGGCGTGGGCGGTCCTGATCTGGAGGCTGTTTTTAGAGATTTCCTTGGCGGCCTCGCCTGAAAGGTGCCGAATCCTGGCAAAGTCGGCGATGATCTGCTTCTGCTGCTCGACGTGCCCGGCCAGCATCTGGCTGATGTAGGTGCCCACCACCGGGATCTTGCCCAGGTTGTCGGCCCATTTGAGGGAGACCTCGGCGGCCTTGTCGAGCTGGCCGGTGCTTTCGTAAAGATTTGACAAAAAGGCGTCCTGGGCGATCTCGGCCCCGACGCCCACGGCCTTGGTGGCCACGGCCGCCGCCATGACCGGCGTGCCGGCGGCGCCCATCAGCTTGCCGAACTTGGCCGCCTTGCGGCCGGCCAGAACCCTCAGCCAGGGCGAGATCGTCGCCTCCTGCTGCTGGTCGTCGAACTGCTGGTTGACCTGCTGGCGCTTGGCGGCGTGGGTCTGCTGGATCAGCGTCAGCATCTTCTGGTTGCCGGTCCACTTGGCGCGAAGCCGGGCGAAGTACTGATCCGTGTCGCGGAGGGCATTCTCCCGCTCGCCGTGCGTGGAACGGAAAAGGTCCTCCTCCAACGCGGTCCGCTGGGACTTTTCGGCCTTCAGCGCCCCCAGGCGGGCCTGGAGCTCGCCGCGGCCCTCGATCTGCTCCCGTAGCGTGGCCTTCCGCTCGGTCATGCCTTGGGCGACCCGCTGGAGCGTGGCCGCCTGGCGGGTGTCGCCGGCGTCGGTGGCTGCCCGCATCCGCTTCTGGACGTCGCGGAGGTTGCGGGTGTAGGCGGTCAGCTTGGCGCGGGAGGCCTCAAGCTCCCGGTCCAGGGCGCGGCTGTCTGCGCCGATCTCGACGTAGGCGCCGCCGGCACGGATTCCAGACACCGTGGTCATGTTCGACTACTCCGCCTGATCCTGGCTGATCGACGCGGGCTGCTGTCGTCGGCGAATAGCTCGACGAGGGCGCGGCCGGCCCGGATTGCACCTGAGTTGCCCATCACAAATCCTCGATAATTCTTTATTGAACCGGCAACAGGGCGCGGTAATATTCAGTTGGATCTGAAGCCCGGTCCCCCCGGCCGGGTACAAGAGTGGATTGGCCCGTCCCCCCCGCGGGCCGATCCTTTTTTTTGCGCCGGGCTACAGCTGGGTCTTTGCGACTTCGTTGGCAATCCCTGCCCGGATGAAGCACGCCTGAACGGCCGCCCACGCGGAGGCCAGCAGGGCCGTGCCGCTGATCTGCCCCTCGGCCCAGGCCATTACGGCGCCCGCCAGGCCGATAGCGGCGGTGATGTACGTCTTCTTGCCCTTGAGGAAGTCATGAATCTTGGTCATAGGAAGCGCCTTTCCGACCGCATACGCGATCAGTTTGATCTGTTCCTGGCGCGGCAGCGCCGCAAACAACCGCCACGCCAGCCTTCCCGTCAAAAAAGCGTTAACCGCAAAACCCGGCCACCACGATGGCCAGCAGGGCCTTGGTGGCTGCGATCCCGCACTCGCGGAGGAACGCCCCCGCATCGGCCCAACGCTGGGCCATGGCGGCGGTGTTGGCCACGTCCTCAGCCGCGCCCTGGGCCAGAGTCGCCCAGGAAGCGGCTTGCCCTGAGCTTGTCGAAGGGCCGTAGAACTTCCGCCACGCTTCAAGATTCTTGCCCGCGGCGAACAGGTCGATGATCTCCAGCAGCGCCGGCTCCTTGGGGCCGTCCCCCAGGGACGCCTGCCCGATCTCGGTGCCCAGTTCCTCCAGCCTGGCCCGGTTCTTCTCCAAGAAGTCCTTGGCGAAGGGATTGGACTGGACGACCGCCAGCGCCTTGTCGTAATCGAAGGTCGTCATGGTCACTTCCCTCCCTGCCCTGAGCTTGTCGAAGGGCCTTGCGCCGGCACGTCATCCTCCGGCTTCCAGGGCAGCGTGGTCGGGCACTTGGCGGGGTAGGGGTACGTGGCCTTCCGCCAGTGATAGGCGTCCGACAGGTTCACCGCCGCGCGGCGCTCATTCTCGATCACCCAGGCGGCGTCCGTCCCATTGGCGCGGAGATCATCGGCCGTGCCGGAGTTGATCTTGTCGGCCAGGCCGCCCATCACGGCCGCCCGGTGATCGACGGTCGCCCGATCCGCTGCGCAGCCGCTGAGCATCATCACCACCAGTAGCACCATCAGAATCGACAGCATCCTTGCCATCATGTTCCTGCTCCCTTCCGGTCCACAAAGACCTGTTTGAGGATCTCAAATCCGTTGCCGCGACTGAGCATCGGCAACTTCCGTTTCTTCTTCATCTCGTAAGGGTCGAAGTCGCCGGGCCTGGCCGGCGGTCCCTTGACCCGGTTGACGTTGGCCAGGTGCGCCATCAGCGACGCCGTTCGCGACCACTGGTCCCGGCTGCGGCCCTCGGCCATCCAGTCAAGCTCCCGCAGCGTCAACTTTCCGGGGTCGATCCCGACGATCCCGGCGAGCCGCCAGAGGAGGGGCCAGACTCGTCGGTGGGGGGCTGCTGGATTGCCGTCACGTCCTGGATCATCTTCGCCGTCGCCGGGCGAAGCGGCCGGAAAAAATCCGCCAGCTCCCCCCAGAACGCGGTGGCCATCTCCGCCAGGGAGGGCCCATCAATGCCGGCGGCAAGCTGCTGGGCCGTGACGCCCAGGGTCTCGGCCTGGGGGCGGATGACCTCGAACACCACGTCAAAGAGCCTGGAGGCGTCCCGCTCCAGCGCCAGGATCAGAGGCGGGTCGCCCTCGTTCAGCTCGCACAGGTTGACGTTGATGCCGGCGATGAGCCGCTTGACCGTGTCCACGTTGATCGTGATGGTCCAATTCCGGCCGGCGCTATCCTTGAATGTCTTCATGCTTTCCTCGTCTCAAGAATGGGGCCTTGCTATCTCTACCGCCGCGAAGGAAGATCGCGGAGTAATGGGACGACTTCCGCTACAAGTTCTGGTGATTCCGTACCGCTTCGCCGACGGTCGTGCCGAATTCGCGGTGTTTCGCAGGCGTGACGCCGGATACTGGCAATGGATTGCGGGCGGCGTCGAGCACGGCGAGACGCCCGAACAGGCGGCTCGTCGGGAGCTTGACGAGGAGGCCGGAGTCGCTATCGAGCGGTTGCTTGCGCTTGACACCGCCGCGAGCATTCCGGCCTGCCACTTTCGGGACGCTGCCACGTGGGGGCCGGGCGTCTTGGTCGTCCCGGAGCGAAGTTTCGCTGCTCCGGTCGGGTCCGAATCTCTGCGGGCATCGTCTGAACATACCGAATTCCGTTGGGTCGATTTCGATACGGCCATGTCGCTACTCCACTGGGACAGCAACAAAACAGCGCTTTGGGAACTCAATGAACGCCTCAAGGCCAATCAGCCCATTACGACCCGCTGATGGTCTTCCACTGGGGGGCGTTGGCGCTCTCGGTGGGCTTGAGCGTCACCTTGACGATCATGGCCTCTTCGAGGTTCTCGTCGCGGTTGAACTGGGTCACGGCGCAATCGGCCCAGAGGCCCTCGCCGCTCTGAACATCGCCGTCCATCACCGCCACCCCGATGGCGCTGCGCCCCATGAAGGCGTCGCGAAGGAGCCCGAAGGCCTCGTCGTCGGGGTCCCAGTGATAGTCGAACTCGATGGAGGCCTCTTTCAGCGTCGCGGCGGTCATCTTCCAGCCACTCCCGCCCCGGGTGGTCACGTCCGCCTCGCCGACCGAGAGGTTCAGCGTCAGGTTCTTGACCTTCGTGGCCTCCGTCCAGGTGGGCGTACTACCGATCCCGGCGGCGCAGACGTAGAGTTTTCCGTCAATACCGAATTTTGTGGCCATGATTCACGCTCCTGCCCGATCCGTCGGGCGTCTCAAAGAGTTCATTTGACCGAACCCGCCCACATCGGCGGCAGCTTGCTTCTCTCGGCTTCCAATGCCGGGCCCATAAAGGGCCTGGCGCGGTAGTGCAGGGTCTTTTGGCCCCTCCGGGCCATGCCGCCGAATTCCAGCAGCCGCGGGGCCTCCGAGCCCTGGCGGAGGGGCATGGGGCCGATCACTACGGTCTGGCGGTCAACGTCGTAGCCGAACAGGATCAGCCGCCGCAGCAGGCCCACGTGACCGTGGGGTGGCTCGCCCGGTCGGGAACTGCCCCTGGCCTGGCGGATGCTGGACCTGGCCCTCTGGCGGACGAAGGCCCCGAACTTCGAGAGGACCTTCTGCGTTGCGGCGTCCATGGCGCCCTTGACCTTGGCCCGGTCGAAGAACATGCTTCTTGTGACCAGTGTGATCATCCGCCCGCTCCTGTCAGGGCCATCCGGCAGGGGCTGGAGGCCGTCGTGTAGTTGAGGCAGATCGTGCCGAACGTGCTGTCGGAATTGGAGTCGTCGCCGGGATAGTCGTGCACGTCCCAGCCGTGCATAAGGCCCAGGGTCAGATAGGCGTTGCCGCCCTGCCGCGATATCCGCCAGTAATCCAGGATGTCCACGTCCTCGGTGCCGTCGCCGTTGTCGGTCATGGTCAGCCCATCGACATCGACAAGGAGAGCGCCGAACCAGGACGTGTCGTCCAGGGGCCCGCCGTCGTTGAGGCTGTCCTTGACCAGGATCGGGCCGCCCACATTGTCGCCGATGTGAAGCGTGGCGGTCAGCGGATTGATGCCTTGGACGGGGAAGCGAACCACAGTCCTGATGATCTGCGCGAACGGATAATCAGGATCGCCCGTCGCGACGCAGACCTCCCCATAGGAAAAATAGGCGGAATCGGCCGGCGTGTCGGTGTCGCCGTGACAGGCGGCCCAGATGGCGTTCATGTCCTCGCCGGAATCGACCTCTTTCACCAGATTGCAGATACCGCTGGGGATGGCGGGCGTGATCGTGGGATCGAGGTTCAGGATCGCCCCCCGCGGCGGAGCAGCCGGGGCCGCGCCGTCGGGCCGAACCGTGCCACCATGGCTCATCTGCGAACTTTGGGCCGTCGCCGCATTGGCGGCATCCTGCTCAGGGCTCACGTCGATGGTCACCAGGCCGGGGGTGACCACCATCTTGCTGCCGAAGCGGCGTCGCCAGGAGTCCAGGTACACGCCGACCTGAAGGCCGTCGTAGGTGCCCAGTACCCAGCCGTCCTCGATCTGGGTGACATCGCCCTCCGTCGTCACGGTGTAGCCGATCAGCGAATCCACGA